AAGTGAAGCCTTAACAATACCGTATCGTCTGTATAAATATACTTTTCACCGGGATAAAATGCCATCAAAAGCTCTCTTATGTCCTGTTCAAAGGTCATATCCTCCAGTAGCAGTGAAATCATCTGTCAATACCATGCTTTTTAACATAGATTGCTACCGGATTATACTTTTTCTCATGTGCTACCGTGGTCATATCCATATGTCCGGGCAATATATTTACATCCTCAGGCAAAGTTAAGACTTTGTCATAGATTGACCTTATAATAGCAGGATTGTCACCGCCATACAGGTCGGTTCTGCCACAGTCTTCTCTAAAGACTGTATCACCTGAAAATAACAGTTTTTCATCTGCAATATAGTAGCAACCTGAACCCCTTGTATGCCCGGGAGTGGCAATAAACACTATATCTTTATCAAGCAGATGCAATACATCATTATCATTTAATAATACATCAGCCTTTGTAACATATCCGCTTCCGATAAAGGAACTGCCGCCTGATTTTCGGCTGTCATAAAGCATCTCTTCATCAAGTTTTGAAATATATACCTTTATATTATATTCTTTTAACAAATCATTTACCGCCATTATATGGTCAAAATGCCCATGTGTCAGTAAAATGGCAACCGGCTTTAATTTATGTTCCTTTATTACATTTATAATCTCCTGTGCCTGTGCGGACGGATCCACTATAAAGCATTCCAAGCTTTCTTTATTATATGCTATATAGACATTAGTCTGTACCGGACCGAGTGTCATCACATATACTCCTATTTTATTCATTAACCTGTAGTCCTTTCAATATCTATTACTCCACTGACCTGCCGCAACTTGCCTATAAGTGAATTGAGGGCTTCCCTTCCTTTTATATCAAAAACAAGATTTATAGTGGAAATATCATTCTTATTTGTACGAACATTTATGGATGTAATGGAAATATCATTTTCACTATAAATTTTTGTTATATCCATAAACAGTCCTGTACGATTGTGTGCAAAAATCTGCAATTCAGTCTGATACTTCTCACCAAGCTTTGAATCCTCAAACTCCTGCCACTCGGCAGGTATAATTCTGATTCTGTCATCTGACGGCAAATTCATGATATTGATACAATCAGTTCTATGAATGGATATACCTCTGCCTCTTGTTATAAATCCGACTATCTCATCTCCGGGAACAGGGTTACAACATTTTGAAAACCTTACCGCCAGGTCATCCACACCCTTTACGATAATGCCTGTTTTTGAATTTTTTACAATGACTTCCTTGTCACTGCCGTCACCGATGCTCTCTAAAATTGCATTGTCACTCAACTCTTTCTTTGTGATTCTGTTTTTTTCTTCCATCATCTTATTGATGATTTGACCTTCTTTCAGTCCGCCATGTCCTAAAGAAGCCAGAATAGAATCCCAATCTTTTATGGCATACCGCTTCATTACCTTTTCCTGGAATTGAGGTTTGTTAATCTCAGCCCAGTTGATACCTTTTGCCTTGCAGTATCTTTCAAGCATATCCTTACCGCGAAGAATATTGTCCTCTTTTAATTCATTTTTAAACCACTGCTGTATCTTTGATCTGGCTTGATTTGATTTTACAATATTCAGCCAATCTCTGCTTGGTCCTTTTGAGTTTTGTGAAGTGATTATTTCAACCCTGTCACCGCTTTTTAACTCATAGTCAATATTTACAAGTCTGCCGTTTACTCTGGCACCCACCATCTTATTGCCTACAGCAGAATGTATAGAATAGGCAAAATCTATAGGATTTGAACCGGCAGGCAGATTCTTTACATCTCCGTCAGGAGTAAAACAGTATACATTATCTGAAAATAAGTCAAAATCACTCTTTATTACTTTTAAAAACTCCGCATTGTCAGACATATCTCTTTGCCATTCAAGGATTTGTCTAAGCCAATTCATCTTTGCATCTTCAGCTCCCTTTGCTTCAGAACCGCTTCCGCTCTCTTTATATTTCCAATGTGCCGCAATACCGAACTCGGCAGTCTTATGCATCTCATAGGTTCTTATCTGTACCTCAAAAGGTTGTCCTGTATCGGAAATCAAAGTAGTATGTAATGACTGATACATATTAGTCTTGGGCATAGCTATATAGTCCTTAAATCTGCCGGGAATAGGCTTATATATCTCATGTGCGGTACCAAGTGCAAGATAACAGTCTGTAACACTTTCAACTATAATCCTTATAGCAAATACATCATATATCTGATCCAGAGTTTTATTTTGATTTACCATTTTCTTATAGATAGAAAAAAGATGCTTTACTCTGCCGTTGATTGTATACTTCATACCTGTTGCAGACAGATGCTGTGAAAACTTTTTTATAATTTCGTCAACAAACTGCTGTCTCTGCTCTTTTCTGAATGCAAGTTTTTCAGATAAATCATAGTATACATCAGGATGCAGATACTTTAATGAAAGATCATCAAGCTCTACCTTTATTTTTGAAATACCGAGCCTTTGTGCTATAGGAGAATATATATCCATAGTCTCCCTTGCCTTTTCTTTTTGCTTTTCAGGCTTCATATACTGAAGAGTACGCATATTGTGGAGTCTGTCCGCCAGCTTTATAAGTATAACTCTGATATCCTTTGCCATAGCCAAAAACATCTTTCTTAGGTTTTCAGCCTGCATCTCAATCTTGTCATTCTTCAGTGAGAGCTGTGTCAGCTTTGTAACACCGTCTACAAGATTGGCAACATCTATACCGAACATATCTGCAAGCTCATTATATGTGATGACTGTGTCCTCTATCACATCATGTAAAAGCCCCGCAGCTATTGTTTCTTTGTCAAGTTCAAGTTCTGCAAGAATTATCGCAACACAAATAGGGTGAATAAGATACGGTTCACCGGACTTTCTTTTTTGATCATTATGTGCTTTTTTTGCCAATTCATAAGCCTTTGTTATCATAGAGATATCATCTGAAGGATGATAATGCAATATGATTTCAATAAGCTTTTTATGCAAGCTTTCAGGTGATGTAAAGTCAGCAGGCTTATCAATCTGAGTTTCTATATCTCCATTTAGACAGTAAAAATTATCCTCTTTCATCAAACTCCTTACTCTTAGGCTAAATATTGCAACTTATTGTATATTTGTCTAAGGTTCCATTATAAAGACGCTACCGTGAACACCTTATAAATACTAGGCTTTAGACAAAATCTGTTATCTTTTTGTTATCGTTAGACTTGTCTTAATATATCACTATTCGACCTATTTTGACAATATTAACTTTTACTCCGCTACCTCATAAACATCTAAATTTGGATTATTTGTATTATATTCGGGGACATATTCACCGTTATCATCTATCCAACAATATGAATTATCAGATTTTATATAGCAATTACTTGCCATTATTCCGGTCTTAGTTAAATAGTAATCTTTACCGTCCAATCTCAACCACTGTCCCGACAACATAGCAGCATCATCCGGGTTCAGATAATACCATTCACTGCCCTGTTTGAACCAACCTGTAATGGTGTAACCTTCTCCGTCAAACACATACCAACGCCCATCAATATACTGCCACTGACCCTTGATATATTGACCGTTTTTACGATATTTCCATCTACCTAGTACTTTTATCCACCCTGTATCTAAAGCGTCCCTGTGGGCATTACAAGCGGTATATACGCACCAGCTGATGAACTGTTGACACCAATACACTCCATTACAACCGTACCAGTCACCATACTTAGTAAAATTAGCAGAACCAGGATTAGCTACTTTACTATCCAACTTATCATTGGTTGCTTTTTCAATGTATCCTACTTCAGACTCTAAAATTTCAATTAATTCATCTACTGTACAAGTATCAGATCCAAATATTGGATATCCAAATCCATTCAACCTATTCTTACCACCTACCTGTGATAACTTGAATGTATATTCTTTTATTGCAACGCATCCACCATTACGACTGAATGCTATATCGGATGATGTATTACCCTCTATGGTTTTAATCATGTATACATTATCTGACCTTCTGACATCAATAACAGCCCCCACATGAGCAACCCTACCAAGCTTTGGACTATAGAAGTAAACAATTGCCCCCCTTTGTGGTTCATTGCCCCAGCGATTGGCTCTTACGAAATTATCTTTACCACTAGGAGTATATTGAGTATAGCTACCACACAATAACTTTTTTCCGGCTTCAAACACACTCATTACTATACCTCTTTTGGTTTATCATAGGTCATTGCCTGTTCGGAATCTCTAATACCTGCTGTTGTCGGGTCTGTGACTATACCAAGTATGGCTAATACCGCAAACAATGCATTTACAACTTCTAAAAGCTTAGTACCAAGCTGCCCTAAGTCCAATGTATAATTGAAAACCGCTGCAATTACCTGTACTAACAGTAATATAGCCGGTATCAATGTGATCCAAAAATTTTTATTTTTAATTCTAACTCTCCAGTTTATCATAATTTTCCTTTCTGTAACTTTCGTTACTTGAAGTAGTAGAAGTAGTGGAAAATCAGTTTTTGTGGTAAACCTCTCTTATATACTTCCTACCTCTCCAGTATACAGGAGAAATTATACGCAAAATCAAAAGTTTTACTACTTCTACTACTTCGTGTCACATTTGTTACTTAAATATTCAACAATTATCTTCTATAATGTTGATAAAATTTAACAGGCTCATATATCATCACTCCCCTCTTTAAAACCATCGTTTTCGATATCTTTTTCTAAATTCCTCATCCTCGAAATGATTTAGTCTATCATGTGCCGACTTAGTTTCATTTTCAACTATAATTACTCTCTCGGAAAGAGCGTTCACTTTACCTCTCACATCAACCATTTCTTTACGAATTTCTCTAGTATCTTCACTGATAGAATCCAGCTTCTGTGAAAGAATTGCTCCCTCCTGGGCTCGTTTACTCACATCCTCATTGTTTGTACGATTATTACTTTTCAATGCAAAGTAAACTGCTGAAACAACGGAGATGATTGTAAGTAGAAGATTGAACTCTATATGCATCCTATCACCTTTCCTACTCTACTATCAGACTCTCAAGATCAAGGTCTTTAAGCATTGCCCTTACAGCTTCTTTGAGTGTCTCCGGTACGCTAGCGAAAGTACGCTTACCCTTAATAATTAACGCTACATAAATTACTGCCATCTCTTTTACCTCCTTTTTATATAAAAACATCAGTATGTGCCATAACATAATCATTGCTCCAAAAGCTTTTTGACTTCATCACGGATATGTTCCGGTACATCGTCTAATGTCTTTATTCCCTTTCTAATTAAATCTGCATAAATCTTTGCCATATCTACTTACCTCCAGATATCATTTCATACACTTCCGCCAGTGCCATTTGCATATCTGTAACACTACTGGCGTTTTTCTTTATTATCTCCGCTAACTTTTCATTTTGAGTCTTAGCACGAAAAGCCAAGTAGTATTTACCGTCTATCTCCATCTGTTGAACGAAAATCATATCGGTATATGTATTTTCAGTTTCCCCATTAGATATTCTCATAGTAGATAAATTATGCTCAAATATATGTTCGTCCACTTTAATCTCACTGACATAATTTGTGCCGTTAAGTTCCAAGTTAGTTATTTGCTTACCATCAGTAAGTGTAATTGTATACATAATATTACCTCCTACGATATGCAGAAAAATGGTCTAACACCTACTTGTGTATTACTAGTATCAGCTGTTGTAAATCCTTGATGATATACTCCAGCGAATCTATCATTACTAATTACATCTCTTAGCCACCATGTTTGTCTAGTATTTATTCGACTAGGCTCATGTTGGAATAGTGGTAATTGTGATTTATCAACTCTGAAATTACTAGGAATGGTTGAACCATCTGATACCGGCATAAATACGGTACTACCATACACCATTTGCTCATTCATTAAATCCACTTCAGAGTCACACCATATACCACCTACAACTCTACCGTTTGATATAGAGTTTGATAAATATATTCTATGTTTTAAGACATGACCACTAAATGCACTCTTTATAGTATTCTTAGCACTATTTAATCCCTGTGAATACATTTTAGAGCCAACATACCCACCATTTGTAGTATTACTGTCGTTCATTACATGTTCATATAAATTATAATCAGGTACAATTACTACATGGTGTTTTTCACAATTAACATCACCGGTCCATAAGTAGTAATCAAATGCTGCAATCCTATAGTTTACACTTCCTATAGTCCAATAATCACCAATATATAAATCATCAAATGTCCCCTGACTGATTGCTTGATATTGTTCGGTTGTTACATTTGTACCTATATTCTTGCCCCTATATATAGCATTATGCGAACCTGCATTATTTGCAATCAAAGGTTCGATTTGTTGACTCGTTTCTCTCAATATATCTTTTTTTAACTGACCAAATGTGGTTTTCTTTAATCCGGTACCATCATGTACCATAAATATAGATGAGTCACTAATATTAGATATATCCACTAATTCATTAGCTTTTCTTGTCTCAATGCTAATTACACTCATTTATTCCTCCTCATATTTCCAATCTGCAATAATAGCTTTACCTGTTTCATCAACTAACAGTACTGTATTACCACTGTTATTCACTGATATAGCAGCACTGAATTGATTTGTGAGTGTCATATGCTCTAATCTTGCCAATCTATCATCTACTTCATTTACTTGATTTTGCAGATTACCAACCGCATTACCACTCAATTGATTTTTTATACCATTAAACCAAGTGGTAAAAGCCTCAACCTGTTCCCTCTCATAATCGTTCATATGCGTTCTATATGTGTTTTCAATTTCACTTATTGACGCATCTCCCCTACTTCTAAATTGGGATTTCTGTGTATTGAAGTAATTTTGAAATGCTGTATACAAATCATTGTTACCTTCAATCATTGACATAATGGTATTTATAGCCTCATTCATCCTGTTGGCATCCCTAGCCCCATAAAATGAATTATCAAGGTTACTGTACTGTGTTACATCTTGAAACGACACTGTACCGTCATGATTAGAAATCTGATTATATTTCTTTAAGCCTGTCCAGCTCGCATCTGTATAATCAACTCGTAATAATTCCCATGCCATTTACAATTCACCTCCTAACATTCCAAAATTCCATTTAAAACTTCGCCTACCTATCTTTTGATTATTCAACCTGTTATATAAATCTAAGGTTGCACCCTCTAATCTATTTAACTCATTGAAATCAAATATATTGCCGTTATCATTGAATATAGGTATATTACCGTATGACCGGTTTAATGTATTCTGATTGATAAACTTAAGAGTATTTTCAATCTTATTTATTTCATCAGCATAAAAGTAATCACCTATATTTTTATCATTACCAATATTTTCAATATTGAAATGTTTATATAATGATTCAGCCAAAGTGTATAAATATGCAATATTGTTCTTTATACGGTTATAATCACTTGCATTAAATCTGTCACCTGTATATATACCGTCTGTGGTTTCACCGTGCCAATCAGTTTTAGGTGTTACCCATGTCATATTATCCTCCTACTCTTCTTGCTGTAATCTTACCTGCAAAGGCTTGATTGAATCTGAGAGTATGTCTGTATACATTAACTGTCATACCTGTTCTGAATTCATTCTCTTGACGTATAATATCTGTAACATCAAGTTCAGGATTACCCCTAGTATCATACTCATATTCAATACCTGCTGTATAGTATTCAGATAGCCACTTTGCAAGATCATTTGCCATTTCATAATTGTTAATTAAAGGATTTTCCCACTTAATGGTTTTACCTCGTACATTGAGTGGTATTTTCACTTGTCTTTCAATTACCTTATATCTATGCCCCTGTATGCTTAGTCTATACTGACCTGCTACATTAAATCTTACGGTTATAAAATAATTACTCCATGCTACGATTTCAGTATCTCGTGAATTTTCATTGAGTTTTACAAGATAGCCATAAGATGGATCTTGTATATAATATGTCTGTACTTCACCTGCACTTACATCTATATCCGTGTATACCAAATTTTCTTCTTTATCATTCGTTTGATAGGTATAATATGGTACTATCACTTCTTTGATAAGTTCTTGCTTTATAGCTTTAGGAGAAGACATCATATCTTGTCTTGTCATTGTAAAATTGACAACATCACTTAAGCTTATTTCATTTATTGTGATACGATTGAAAGGTTTCTCTGTCTTAGTGAATTCGATTTCAATTTTATCGCAATCATCGAAATCTCTTAATATAACAGATGATTGGGATATTTCATCTTGTTCTATAGTATAACTATTTACACTATTATCACCATTATATGTTTTTATGATGAATTCAGCCGGGATAGCTGTACCAAAATCTATACGCAATCCATAATATGACCTAATTGCAGACATTTTTAACCATATGCATGGATTATTTTCAAATGTTCTGTCAGCCCTTGATATCCACATTGAAATATAACCTGTATTTAATGTATTACCGGTTCTGGGTAAGAAATACATACTACCATCTACTTTTACATAATCTTTCATAAGTGTGGCGTATTCATATTTCTTATTACTTATGGTTATATTACTTTGTTTAGAATAGCTTTCTTCACCATTACTTCCTACACTACTCTCAGGCATAAAATTTGATTTAATCTGTACTTTACCATCCCGTGATTGAGTCAATACACATCTACAAGCATTAGATATAATCTGTAATGCCTCCTTGTATTTAACTCTAGGTATAGGATTATTGGTGTATAGGTTTTTGAGTCTAGGATCTATATAATACTCTGATACCTTAGCTTCTCTTAATATTTCTTGTGCTAAAACATAGTAATTCTTACCATCAGCACTATATAGACCTTTTACATATTCACCATCCATATTACGAAAAACATCATGACATCTAATTGTTGCGGTATTATCATCACTTTCCCATTCCGAACAAAGTAGATGATTACCTTGAATCCACTCTATTGAGTTACTACCCGGAGTATCATAACCGTACATTATGTTCATTTCTTGCCCTGTTTCAAGATAGTTAATAGCGGATTTTGGATTATCTACATTAAAATAATGGTCATAATTCTTGAGTGTTACTGAAAAATCAAACTGTGGTACATCTGCACCAATTGGTGATACATAACTATCAAGCGTTGAACTCATTACCGAATCGTTATAGTATACAAGTCCATAACCGAACATAATTGAGTAAATCCTCAATCTTGATTGTATATTTCTCATTTTATAAACAATAAGCTTTATAAATGTTGTCTTTTCAAGTACTTCTTCTGTACTCCATTTTGACTTATTATTATCTCTAAACTCAATTATCTGCCCTGTACTACTTACAATATCGAAGTCTACAGGATAATTCTCACCAAAATTAATAGTTAGACCTTTAAAATCAGTTACTCCTGTATTCAAATTTATTGTAAGTTCAAATCTTCTATCAGATACTAATTGTTTGGAAATAATACCCGTATCTGCATATACTGTATCAGTTTCATCTCTAGGCAAGAAAAGCATTGTACCATCTACTTTTGTAAAGTTCTCTTCAAGTGTCGCATATGCTAATTCATTCGACTTCCTACCGAATATGTTTGATGTGTTTGAAAAATATGAATATTCACCTTGACCTATAGTAGCTTTAGCTTGTGCCTCCTGGTTAACAAGACCGAATGTAATCATTATATAACCTCGCTCACGAAGCGGAGACTTCATACTCTCCTTATATTCTCTTGAAACTCTTTGCATAATTATACACCTGTATCAATTAGATTTACTTTGCAATTACGGTAATGAGTAGGTGTTCCATTCACTGTCACCCAATAAGGTTCAGCAGAACGGTTACTACAATACATTCTCACCGTCCTCCTGCTGTTTGTCACAGGATCATTGAATGTTACTCTCACATAAAATCTATTGAGTATAGATAATATCTTACCCCATTCATCAGCGGTTAGCCATGCCCACTCAAGATTATCAATCTTATACTGGTCACGACCAACCCTCTGACCAACCACCGCACCATTCGCATCTCTACCACTGTCCACTACTGTAGATACAACTATCGTTACACCTCTTTTACAAGGAGGTAATTCGTATCCGTCTATTGCCAAATATGCCATTTACTACCTCCTTATCCTGTAAAACTATAGCCGTTGGCTCGTCTTTGAGTGGTTATGGCATCATTCACCACTCTATTACCAACCTGTACTACCGTCTTCTCATCTTTATCAGCCTGCCTCTTAGTATCCGTTGCAATTTCTCTAAGTGTAGGCTCCACATACTCGTGATAAAAATCTCTTATGTTTTTCATCAAAGTATCATCGTTGTTCGAATTAACATATGCTTGCTTTGAGTCTTCATACATATCCCTAGATAATGTATTATGTGTGTCATATCCAATATGATTGTTCGCTAATATACTCTCATTGACTTGTGAAGTACATACAGCTATTGCGTTTATAATACCATTAGTACAAGTGATGATATCTCTTGATATATCCTGCCAAAATCCTGCAAACTGTGTCATTCCAGATACTATAGAGTGATGCATAACCTGTGCTAATTGAAATCTGTTGAGTACTTCTGTAGTACCATTAACATGACCGACTAATTCTGCTCCTGCTTCGCCTGCTATAAACATAGAACCATGTATATTGTTAGTACCATTCGCATATTTAGGTATCGACTGCCACATATTAGGAGTGATTATTCCACCACTTGCAAGCATCTGAATACCTCCACCGGCTGTTACAATACCTCCACTCGCAAGACCGAAGAACTCTTTAATCTTACCTTTCCACTGACTTATGAGATTTACTCTTACATCTACTGTATCAGGTGTATTACCTTTAACAAAATTATGTAAGTTATCCCATCCGTTCTTTCGTAATGCTACCCGCTGCTCTACATCCGGAACATCACCGACCCAACCTCGGACAGTATTCCATCCGTTTTTCTTCAGTCCTATACCTTGGTCTAGACTTGGAACATCTCCTACCCAATTACGAACAGTATTCCAATTGTACTTTCTTAGTTCGACATTTTGGTCTACCGATGGTACATCACCTATCCATCCTCTAACACTGTTCCACCCTTGTCTTCTTAATTCAACATTCTGATTTACAGTTGGTATATCTCCAACCCAACCTCGAACGGTATCCCAGCCCGTTTTTCTTAATCCTACATGTTGATCTATGTTAGGTACATCCCCAATCCAACTTCGGACCGTATTCCATCCTTGTTTTTTCAGCTCGATATTCTGGTCAATATTAGGGACATCACCAACCCAGTTTTTCACTGTTGTCCAACCATTCTTTCTCAATCCTACATTTTGGTCTACTGTAGGTATATCACCAACCCAGTTTTTCACTGTTGTCCAGCCTTGTTTTCTTAAACTTAGATTCTGCGATAATGTAGGTACATCACCTACCCAATCACGCACACTATGCCAGCCCTGTTTTCTAAGTTCAACATTTTGATTTAATACCTGTGGTTTGCCTACCCAATCGTGTACATTATTCCAGCCCTGTTTTCTAAGACCGATATGTTGGTCAATTGGTGATGGGATACCCACCCAACTCTTAACGTCATTCCAGCCATCTTTTTTAAGACCTACTTTAGCATCTACCGACAATCCATTATTAGTTTCTTTATCCCACCAGGATTTAGTTTGACTCCACTGTTCAGGAATATTACTTTTCAAACCTACTTCTAATGGGTTAGGCTTACTTTTTCGAATAGCATCATTAAATGGATTGAATATTCGGTTCTCAAATAGAGATTTAGGATCTCCAAATCCATTTGTAATACCATTCTTTAAATTAGAACCCATATCATTACCAAATGTTTTAAATTGTGCGGTAGACTTTTTAGTATCAATACCTTTACTGAATCTACCATTTACATTTGTAAACCAGGATTGTACTCTGTTTTCAGAACTACCTAATTCAGTATTAACATTTTTACTGAATTTCTTGAAGTGACCACTTGTTTTATTTAACGTATTACCGACCATTGTTGGCATCGCACCCCAATTTAGTGCTACACCAGCTGCCGTAAAACCTATACCGGCTACAATCAAACCAACACCCAGTGGTATTATACCTACACAACAGAGCAATACGCCTATAGCTAATAACGATACACCTATAATAATTCCCAAATCTTTGAAAAATTTGGTGATACCGTCTTTTACAGCACCCCAGTTTAATGCTACTGCCGAAGCGATTGATGCAACACCTGCAACAATAAGACCGATGCCCCAAGGTAATATTCCAGCCATAACTAGCAATATACCAATACCCAACAGGTATCCACCTATTGTTGTTCCGAATTCCTTGAAAAACTTGGTAACTTGACCTGTAATAGCACCCCAGTTCATTGTTACTGTTGCTGCCAATCCTGCCGCACCTGCCACCATTAAACCTACTCCTATTGGTAAACTCACACCACAGGCAATAAGTATTGCACCTATACCTAACAACGCCCCACTGACAATTGCTAATATCGCATTAAATACACCTCCAACTGAATTTTTTATTGCACCCCAGTTTAGTGCTACGGCTGTAACAAGTGCTATTGCCCCTGCCGCAATCAATGCTATACCTATTGGTATATTACCCGCAAAGAGTAGAATTACACCCAACGCCAGCAATGCACCGCCTACTATAGCTACCAGTGCTGACAATATTGTCTTGATTTGTTGAGATATACCACTACCCCAGTTTATAGCTGCTGCCGCAACCAACATTGTTATTCCTGCAACAATAGCAGCTATACCTAAAGGTATGAATCCTGTACACAATAGTACTACACCCAGTATTAGTAATGCACCGCCTACAACAGCCGCAAGAATTACCAATACATTTTCTATATCACCTTTAAGTTTAGTCCAGTTAATTGCTAACGCTGTCACAACCATCGCTGCACCTATAATCATCAATGCTATACCCAAAGGTACATTTCCGGTTAATACTAGGATTACACCAAGTACAAAGAAAAATCCACCTAACAATCCTAAAATGAATGTTAGTGTTCTTGCTAAAGGTTCGGACATCGCATTCCAATTTGACACAATACTATGTACCAACCCCACTGCACCTACGGCAATCAAGGCTATACCAAGTGGTATATCTACTCCAGTCACAACAAGAATAGTACCAAATACCAATGCGAATACACTTATAGCGGCTTCTATTTGAGCCAACGCACCTTTCAATATATCGACAATAGCATCAACTTTCGAACTTACTGCGTTTTTTAAGAAGTCATACTCAGGTAACTTTATACCTAAATCATTGCTTTTACCTTGACCATCTTCTAAATCTTTTAACTTATCCTCTTCATCATTTTTAGATAGTATATTAAGTTCATCTATACCAAGCATCGCATTTTTGAGTTTTTTGGTAGCTTTCGTTGCCTTATCCGTACTGTCTTTATACTTATCCATACCACTTGATGTATCTTTTAAACCTTTAGTTACATCTGAGTAATCTACTTCGGGTAGTTTGAACCCCATAACACTTGCTAATGAATCAGCGATAAGTCTGATTACTTTAACTATTGCAATTGCATATGGTAGTATTGCATTTAACGCCGGGATAAATATATTACCTAAAGCTCTGGCACATTGCGTCAATTGTGCTTTAAATATACGGATCTGATTAGCCGGGGCATTCATTGTTCTTGCCATATCACCTTGTGCTGTAGTAACCTGTGTCATAATAGCATAGTATCTTAGCTGTGATTTTTCAGCTTGTGTCATTTGTGATACTTTTTTCTTAATACCCAGTGCTAATGCTTCCTCTTGTAATCTTGCAACCGATAGATCATAACCTAATCTACGCAAAGGCTCTAATTCTCCCGATATACCAGATTGTAATTTCTGCATAGCATTTTCGAATGAAATATTATAAAATGATGCAATATCGTATCCCAATTGAGTAAGGTTTTTTGACATCAAATTCGCCTGTTCATTAGCTACTCCAAAACCTGTAATTATAGTATTAAATACACCCTGGTTACGCATAAATTCACCAGGATCAATACCTAGAATTTCCCCTACTTGTTCTGCATACTTTTTAGCTTCAGACGCATATTTACCCATTGATGCATGGAAAAGGTTTATATCTTCGATATACTGATTTGATTTATCTATGAAGCTTGCAATACTATGACCTACTTTAATAAATATATCTTTCACAAGATTCAAACCCGCCCATAGGTCAATATAGCTCCTATGTACTCTATTATTCACTTGTGTCAACTGATTAGTATTATCAGTGATTCGCCTCATGTTGTTAGGTAAACGATTAAACGCTGTGGATATTACATTCAATCGTGTGGCTAACGGTGATAAAATATCAGTTAATTCTCTGATTCTACTTGAGAACTCACTTATATCCATATTCTGAAGAGATTGTGCAACTAAAGGTAATCTACCTAATGCATTTATAGTAGATGTCAATCCCGTGATTCTACCAGTATGTCTTAAAGGCTCCAATGCCGATGAAAACCTTTCAATGCCTGTGAAATCAATACCACTTAATGATGCAATTGCTGTACCGATATTACTAAGCTGTCTACCAATTGTCGGTGAGATTCTAAAGCTACCAACATTCTTTAGCTTTTCTAAACCTTCAGCAAGTTTGGATAATTTCTCAAAACTACCAGCATCCATTTCCTTAATAGCATTATTTAAATTTTTCAACTGATTTGTTGCAGCCGTAAGACCTAATCCACCCTGTAATGCATTTTTTAGCTTAGATAGAGAAGTAGAAAGTGCGTCTATGCCACTAACAGCCGATGTGGAATTTGAGTGTATTTCAAGTTCAAGTTGTTCAATTGTAGTAGCCATAAACTCACTCCCTTCCC